TGAAAATACGCCTCTAGGTTTTCCTCCGGAACAAATCGATAGACAAGTTAAAGAAGCTGGTAGGCAAGCTAGGCAAGAAACAATAGAAAACTATCTTGCCGAGAGACAAGGGGCAGGTGGAAGCCAGTTAGGAATAGCCGCTGGGGAGGTAGCCCTAGCAGTTGCAGATGCTTACAAGAATGCCATGCTTGATCTTGTCGGCGCCGATGAACTATTGGAGCAACTTAACAAGCTCCCAGGAGCCCCAATCGTTGCAAGGATATTTAAGCATATTCCATGTAAATTAAAACCCCCAATCTATCTGAATCCAAAAATTGAAGACTTTGTTAAAGACTTAGAGCTTGATCTGTGTGAGTGGAACACAGAGTTAACAGTTCCATTCTTGATTAGCAACTTGGGGAAAATTCCAGATATCTTCAAAAAGATATTAGAACTTGCAAGAGCAGCAATAGAAGCAGTTTTGGTTGCTATTCTTGTTAGTTTGCTCAAGCTAATACTCACAAAGATATTTTCTCTTGCATGTGACCTTATCGCAACAGCGGGAACATCTTTGTTGGATCTTTTCTCCGACAATAACCACTTTGGTAACCTATTGAAAGAGAACATGTGCCCAGATGCAACAAACGATGATCTGTATGATTCTTTGAAAGATCTCTTTTCAACAGTTGGCGGACCAGAAGCATCTTGCCTGGAGAGTTTATCCAATAATGAGCTAGCAGAGTTTATTGATGATCTTTCGCTCATGCTTACTCAAGAGCAGATTATAGAACTGATCAATGGAAACGTTCGCCCTGAAACGATGCAGTTGGCGCTAGAGGTTGCAGCAACTAGCAACTCGGATTGCATCTCTGAGATATTCTCAAACCCTGACGCTTTCTTAACATTTTTCCCTGCGCTTCGCCCATTCATTCCTAACCTTGCGCAGCTAAACAGTCTGCTCGCGACACAGGACTTGAACGCCCCTGTTTACCCCTGTCCTCCAGAGGTTCTAAGGAACATTGATGATCTTCGGTGCCAGTTGCTGGCTGAGAAGGGCCTAACTCCTGAAGAGTGCAGAGAGCAGCTTGATGATTTGAAAGACCAAGCCGTTCAAGACTTGTCAGATCTTTTAGATGCGATACAGAATGGACCGTATGCTGACGGGGTACCGCCCATTTTTGGTGATCCGTGCGAGAACCCAATCATGAACTCCACAGATCCCTTTGTTGCTGATATGGAAAGCTCTATCACTTCTTACATCTTAGAAGATCTAGAAAGAAACTTCGTTAACGATATGTGGGGTCCGATCAATAGGGTTAATGGGCGCTGCGGAACATTAAATGCTTTGTTGTCTGATACAAAGGGTAGGCTGTTCAAAAGACACAACACTACTGTGCGTTTGTTTGGCTCCCCTTTGGCGAGAGATTTAGGATTTTTTGAGTTTGCATCTGATAATGTAATTGAAATAAACCCGAAGTCTGTTTCAGATGACGATCCATATGAAAAGTCAAACACTGTAGACAACCAAGGAAGGCCGCTTAGCGGAAAAGACGTAAAGGGCAATAGCTTCTTTGGAAAGTCTGAAGGAGGCTTCCCACCGACTATTGGTTTTCATATGTACAAACAGTTTGCAAATGCGGCCAGGTCTGTAGAGGTTACTACATTAGTATCTCCTGAAGGCAAGTTTGATGCCTACAGAAGAGTTTTTGACGAAAACAATGAGCGTTTGAGGGCAAGGAAGAAGTATGCTGACGCTTGGATTAGACAATTCGAGTTCGAAGAAAAACTAGATCCAAATAAGAATGTTAAGTGGCAAGCTGGTAAGAAAGCAAGGGCCGCTGCTGATATTCGGCTAGGCGTCCTATTGCAGGGGCCTTCTGGGCAAGATCCACTTTTTATAGAGGGAGAGCCCAACAACGAGCCCTCTGGCATCAAGGACTATTCACCAGAGCAGAGAGCTAGGAATGTTCTTCTTGGTAGAGATATAAGTGTTGGAGGGCAATTATATGGAAATAAGAAAGTTAAAAACTGGGATGATAAGGCTAAAAGACTATTGCCGAAGGGCATGAACCCAGATGAAGCAGATAACTTTGTTGATTCTTACACTTATCCTGACGGCACTGAATGGTTCAGACTAAGAGAGCTTCCAGATACATCTTCTGCTGATATCATTTTGAAGTACAGAGGATACATTGATGATCCCTCTGGTAAGGCTGTAAATCCTGGTTTTGAGTGTAGTGTAGAGTACGACTACAACTTGATAGACCTTGAAACCTCTCAGTTGTTGGATGACTTTTCCTACAACATCCGAGTTGTTGAAACGCACAGGTCTCCAGTTGGAGGAGGGCTAACCAAGAAAGAAATTAAAAAACTTGGTGGAGATGTACCGCCAGTGTCCATCCTTAAGGAAAAAGACTATACATATACAAAGTATGATATAACTCTAGCAGCCACGCCGGACGAAGACGTAAATAACTTGATAGAAAGTCTAGTTCCGATAAACACGCGCAAAACGCGAGAAGGCGGCTTAAACTTTGGAACAGACGTGCCAGATTCTTTGAGTATTGAAATACTTTATAGATATTTTAGAGATATTATCGAGAGCAAAACCTCAAATTTGTCAAGCACTCTTGCCGCACTTGATGAGCCAAGATTTAGAAATTATTTCGCCCCGACAGGTGATAACAAGTTTGATCTAATTAGCCAAGGCTTTTTGTCTAGAATCTCTATCTTGATAGCAACCGGGAAAGACTCTCTATCTAGAGATAATATAGCTAACGGCGCATTCCAGACAGATAAAATTTCTCCAGGCTTTTTGTTTGGCTATGATCCTGAAAAAGAGCCAAAAATTGAAGAACTAGACCCGGCCCTATACGGAGGACCACTGGGCAGGGCGTTCCCAGAGCTTGTTCCACCGCCGTTTTATGTTCAAGAAAGGAAGCACAAGGGCTGGATGAGTATTTCTAATGCACTTGTTCCTGAGTTGGACGGTTGCGAGCCTAAGAGGCAAATGGTCTATTCTCTTGGGGATCTTGACCAAGTAGTGGGAGAGTTGAAGAATGGCCTGACTCCAGATCGTCGTCTTGAGTTTGACCCGACTTGTATTAAAGAGGCTCCTTTTGATAGGGTCATGGACAGCTACAAGGCTGCTAATATAGACGCGGTTTTAAGAGCGACCATAAGAGCGTATGTTTTAGACGCATTTGTCAGAGGTATTCCTGTTTTTACAACCTTCGCCCCAACTGATATGAACTTTGGTGAGGCCCTAGAAGCTTTTATAGCAGAGCAAATAAAGTTTGGGTTGTATGAAGACGGACGCCCAGGCACTGGCGCCACGGACGATGAGTATTACTACAGAGTCATAGAGCAGGCGGCAAACCTCACGATAAGAAAACTAGAGTCAGGATTGCTTAGTGAAACAGAATTGTTAGAATCGGAGAAGGATGCTTTAGGAACTATTCTGGCAGCTAGAAAAGACTTCTACATTGAATACTCAAACGATGAGGCTGTTTTATCGGATATGGCAATTCGCTCTCAGTCCGTTCTTAACAGGGTATTCACAACACCACCTGATTCGCCTTTTGCAGGTCTCGGCGCCGGAAGCAACAACTTTAACAAAGTGGTCGCAAAGAATAAGAAAAAAGCAGCTTTCTTAACAACCGTCGCTGCTAACGAAGAGGCCGCAAGAGTCTTCTTGAGGAGATATATCAGAGAAGAACTCGAAGTTATAAAGAACTCAATGAACCTAACTTTAAGTCCAAAAGTAGAGAATATACATCACCTTTTCTTGATAAACCAAGATTGGATCGCTGGGGCGGTTTACGGCAAGAAAGCTATTTATGCAGGGCCTTATAATGTCATGGGCGACGTTAGGGAGCCAAATACCTACAACATCCCAGCAGGAGCTACAAGTAGAGAAATTACTTATGTTGATGAGGGACAAGAGGTCCAGGCAGATGCCAGTAAAGACAATGTTGAATACAGTATAGGATATAATGAAAATGATCAGAGACAGAAAGAAGAGCACTGGCCATTTGTACTTGAAAAGTATATCCTTATAGACGAAAAGGAGTACGGCAAAAAATATAGTTCTGTAACCAATAGGGGACAAAACTTATTCAACGTTGTCAACATGAACCAGTGGTATGACTATATTCAAGAACTAGATTCTGAAATAGCTCGCGAAACAGGTTCCCTTTCTAAGAATACAGTGCGAGATATGTTGATATCTGATCTGTGGGGCACTCCAGCTTTGAAGGGAGAGACGAGCAAGATCGAAGATCACTCACATACATACGAGATTGATGCAAGCGGTAACGGTTTTACTTCTGTGCATGTGGATTCACAAGGAAATGAGCACAGGCATGAAATAAGCAAATATAAAGTGCAAACAGGGTTTCTAGACGATGCTGATAGTGGTCACAGACACGACTTGCCTTCTGAGGGTTGGAAATTTGGATTACGAATCAGCTATCTCCCAGAGAACGACAAGCAAGGCTTGTTTAGGGACATGGTTAGCGAGATAACAGAGGAACAATGCAACTTCGACAAGGCGTTTAAGCTAAGCACAAAGGGCGGACAAAGGGTACTAATTCCGGTAGCTTCCGCAGAGATACCGATAGCCGACCAGAAGTTCTCACTTTTCGATCCAGCCACTTACGATGTTTATTGCTTAATTGAAGAACTTATAAAAACTCCAGAGTATAGGCTTTTGTTTGATACCTTATTCCCACTCAGAAGGTTTACAACTTTGTGGGCGATTTACTGTATAAACAACTTCTTTGACTCAATTGGCAACTCAGGAACGCTTTCGGGCGATGTTTGGGAAGTTGCGGGTGGACGTAGAGGTAAAGGTTTCCGAAATTGGGCCAGAGATAACGCAAACACAATGTACAGCACCCGCAAAACAGCAAGGAAGATGTTCACTTCGCTGTATGAAAGTTCGCAGGCTATTGACTTTGATTATGATGATGAGAGCGATAGGCAGAACAGCGTTGACAGCATTAGAGAGTTCTTAAGACCAAAGGTTAATTTTGAAGATGGTCTTCGCTGGTGGCAGCGTGGTAGGAGAGTGTTTAGAAAGCCAACCAACGGAAATAACGAGAATTGCTAATAGAAAACTATTTAACTAGAGGGACTGAGAATGGCTGAAGGTTTATCTGTAGCACTACCACTTCGTGTTGATCCTGTTGACGGCGCCTACGGCCTAAACAAAAGGATAACACAAGTTGCGTCTCAAAATTTAAAGATGGTTATACTAACCTCGCCAGGAGAAAGGATTATGAATCCTGAGTTTGGGGTTGGCATTAGGCAATATCTTTTTGAAAACAACACTGCTGGCACCCTAGAAACTATAAAAAATAGGATACGAAGTCAAGTTTCAACATACTTGCCATATATAAGCATATTGCAGCTTGACGTTTCTAACCCCCCTGTTGCAGGCGGTTTGCCCGGCGATATCGATCAAACAAGAGTCAACATAAGAATAAGATACTCAGTCCCTTCTGCGAACGTGGTTTCAGACTTGACAATACCACTATCTCTTTGAAGAAACTATTTATACTGGAGAACCACTAAATGGCCAAAAGAAGAACGCCGATAGACTATACAAGCAGAGACTATGAGTCCATAAGAGAAGACCTTGTTAACTATGCAAAAAGGTATTACCCAGATACCTTCAAGGATTTTAGCGAGTCCTCTTTTGGTTCTTTGATACTAGACACAGTTGCCTATGTTGGTGATATTTCTTCATTTTATCTGGATTACCAAACAAATGAGTCTTTTCTAGATTCTGCAACAGAGTACAATAACGTCCTGAGGCTAGCGAAGCAGTTTGGCTATAAGTTTCGTGGCTCATCTTCTACAACAGGAATGGTTTCGCTATACGCTATAGTTAACGCCAACGCTACAGGGCTTGGTCCGAAACAAGAGTACATGCCAATTCTTAAGAGAAATACTGTTTTGGGTTCCTCTACTGGTGCAAGTTTTATTCTCACAGAGGATGTTAGATTTGATGAACCTTCAAACGAGGTAGTTGCGGCAAATATCGATAATGCTACTGGCCTCCCGACAAGCTATGCAATCAAAGCAATGGGGCAAGTGATATCAGGCGAGTTTAAAACAACATCTGTTACTGTTGGAACGTTTGAGCGTTTTAAGAAAGTATTTATCGATGACGCTAACTTGGTCGAAGTTGTAAGCGTCTTTGACTCTGAAGGGCATGAATACTTTGAAGTTGAGTACCTATCTCAAGATGTCGTATACAAAGCGACTACAAACAAAGATTCTAACACAAGAGACAATGCTCCTTCGCTCATAAGGCCCTTTGTCGCCGCCCGCCGTTTTACCGTATCGCAGAACAGAACAAGAACAACTTTACAGTTCGGATATGGTTCAGACTCTGAGGTTGCGACACCATCCCTGGCAGAGCCTTCAAATGTTGTTCTGCAAAGGGCGGCTAAAAACTACGTTACAGATGCGATTTTTGACCCATCAGATCTTGTTGGATCAGACAAATTGGGTATTGGGCCTGCGAACACTACACTTACTATAACTTATAGAAGAAACACAAATAGCTCAGCAAATGCAGCTACTGGGCAAGTTAACAGGGTTGCTAGTCCTATTGTAGAATTTAACAACCCAACAATATCCAATACTGCTGAGGCTCGAACCGTTATTAGCAGCATTGAGGCGTTTAATGAAGAGCCAATGGTAGGCTCTGTTAGGAACCCGACAGCAGAAGAGATAAGGATGCAAGCCCTCAATATCTTTCCAGCTCAGAGTCGCGCTGTAACTGCTTCTGACTATGAAGGTATCTTGTATGCAATGCCAGGACAGTTCGGGGCGGTCAAGCGCTGTAGAGTAGTCCGCGATCAGGACTCCCTCAAGAGAAACCTAAATGTTTACATCATTTCAGAAGATTCAAACGGCAAGCTCATCGCCTCAAACTCAGCCCTAAAAGAGAACATAAAAGTCTACCTTAACCGCTATAGGATGATCAACGACACGGTTGACATCCTTGATGCAAAGATTGTTAATGTTGGAATAGAATTTGAGGTAGTCGCGGCTGAGGAAGTTAACAAATTTGAAGTTCTTGACAGTGCAACAACTGCCTTAGTTAACGCTTTTGGCTCTAGGACAATGTTCATTGGTGAGCGTTTCTATATCACAGATGTTTTCACCGCTCTCAACAAGGTAAGAGGCGTGGCAGATACGGCAAAGGTCAAACTAGTTAGCAAGAGGGGAACGAACTACTCTTCTTCGACACTCAACATCGATCAATTTATGTCCCTCGACGGACGCTACCTTTCAGTGCCCGACAACGTGATCCTTGAGATCAAGTTCCCAAGAATTGACATTAGAGGAACCGTAAGATAATGGCTATCAAAAGATATTACGCTTCAAAAGACAATACAATAACAAATGCTTTTGAAGAAAATTTGAAAACTCGTGCTACGGATGCAAACATGGGTGCCTCGGATATCCTTGAGGTTTTCTCCATCTACGGCCAAGCATCCTCTGCCTCTGCTGAGGCGTCAAGAGTATTGATTAAGTTTGATTGCACCGCATCCACAAACTCAATCCAAGCAGATAGGACAGCAGGAACAATACCAGCAAGCGGCAATGTATCTTTTTATCTTCGTCTTTTTAACGCCCCGCACGGACAGACATTACCAAAGTCTTACACAATGGATGTTTCCGCAGTTTCCGGATCTTGGACCGAGGGCACGGGGCTCGACATGGAAGCCTATAAAGACAAAGGCTCCTCAAATTGGGTCTCGTCATCTGACGGTAATGCTTGGGCGACAACCGGTGGTGATTACTTTACAGATGCATCCTCATCTTTCACAGCGTCTTTTGACGATGGTACGGAAGACATAGAACTCGATATAACAAAGCTTGTTGAGCAGTGGCTTGACAGTGCTGGCAATGTTCTTGGCTCAAAAGAAGATGAAGGTGTTGGTATAAGAATTTCAAGCACTTACGAGACAGCAACTCGTTCCTACTACACTAAGAAGTTTTTTGCGCGAGGCACAGAGTTCTTTTTCAAGAAGCCTTGTATTGAGGCGCGCTGGAACTCCTCCATAAAAGATAATAGAGGCAGGTTTTACTACTCTAGCTCCTTAGCTACGCCTCAAGAAAATATTCAAACGATCTACTTGTATAACTATTTCAGAGGCCGTCTTCGTAACATCCCAAGCGTCGGCACAGGCTCTATTTATGTAAACATTTATTCAGGCTCTAGTGGGGTTCCGACAGGAGATCCCATTACTCTTGTTGCCGATGGAGTTCATGTGAACTCTAGTTCTCCAACTTTTGTAACAGGAGGTTTTGTTTCAAAGGGCATCTATTCAGCATCGTTTGCTCTAACAGCGGCTGCAACGCCACTAGAAGTTGTCTATGATGTGTGGAACAACGGAGCGGGCACGCAATACTACACAGGCTCTTTTGAACCAATAGTTCTTTCGCCATACTCGACTGCTCCGTCAGAGGAGTATTTCACAACAATAACAAATTTACGTCATTCTTATCGCGACAACGAAACAGCAAGGTTTAGAGTTTACACTCGCCAAAAAGATTGGAACCCAACTATTTACACAAGAGCGGTGGCGACACCCGAAGTACAAATTGTAGATAGTGGTTCTTACGAAATTTATAGAGTGATAGACGACCTTAAGGTTGTTCCTTACGGGACGGGCAGCGATAACCATACAATAATGTCTTATGATGCCTCTGGTTCATACTTTGACTTAGATATGAGCATGCTTGAAACTGGCTATTCTTACGGAATAAAACTTTCATTCTATAATGAAGATGTGGGAGCCTGGGTTGAACAGCCCGAAGCATTTAAGTTCAAAGTGGAATCAAGGCAGAATAAATAATGAGCATCAGAAAACTTTTTGACTCAAATAAGCCGCAAACGGTCTTAGTTTCTACAAACCTCGAAGAAGAGGTTGTCAAAAACGCTCCGGAACTTGAGTCTGCGGATAATGTTAGAGAGCAGATCAAGCGTATCAATCGCTACATTCCAGCGGTTGACTTCTCCGATCCAGCAAACTTTGTCACTTACGGCTCGGCACAGTCCTATTACGAAGACGCCGTTTCCCGCATTTACCGTGAGTTTCCTTATGACGGCTCCGAAGAAGAAATAACTCGCTTCCACAACGAGTCAAACTACCTTGATCTCTATATTTTTGACAACCGCTACCCACGCACAACCGGCTACGCCATTTTCTCCTCCGATGGGTGGGGCACAGCAGGCACAGCAGTCAGCGGTTGGGGCTCTTCTTCCGCACCCGAGTACATTTCATTCGTAGGCGGCCCACACACCGCCTCTGGGGGCATGCCAGCCGGAACACTACACTACACCTTCACCGGCTCCAACTATTACGACACGGACATTTACGGCACTGACGGCACGCTTGCCCTTGACCGTGTTGGTTCCCGCGAGTCAAACCTAAACTACGATCTCTCCAAGGGCGTCTCCGTCGAGTTCTGGCTAAACAAGGACACTTGGCTTACCGCTTCTACCGAAAAGGAAGTCATTTTTGACCTTTGGAACGGCTCTGTTTCCTCCTCTGCCGGCTATGGTCGCTTCCTCCTCTATGTCACCGGAGCCACTGACGGCGCGGATCCGCTCTACCTTCACCTCGGTTCAGGCTCCAGCACAGCCGACATTAGCCTACTTTCCAGCGCTTACACAACCGCATCCATCGCCGACGGTGCTTGGCATCATTATGCCGTCACAGTTCAATCAGGCTCTACGGGGCTTACAACAAAGGCTTACGTCGATGGCACACTAAATAAGACCACGACATCGGCTATTGACTTCGGAGCCGTCACAGGCCCACTCAAGGCTTTCATAGGGGCACTCCAAACTGCTCCGTCTGGTGCTGCTTTTGCTAGCACAACCATGACTGGCTACGGTAAGTTATCTGGTTCTATTGATGAGTTCCGCTACTGGAAGTCCAAGCGAGACGAGAAAGACATTCAAAACAACTGGTGGACGCAGGTTCGCGGCGGCACAAATGAAGAGATTGCCAATGCAGAACTCGGCGTTTATTACAAGTTTAACGAAGGTGTAACTGGTGTTACAACAACCGACTCCGTTGTCCTCGACTACTCTGGGCGCATCACAAACGGAACCTGGGTTGGTTACCCTGGCTCTTCTGCTCGCTCTACTGGCTCTGCCATAAACTCCTCAACGGCTGTTGTATCAGGCACCGCTGAATATCGCGATCCGGTTATATATTCTGATCACCCGGATGTCTCTTCTCTATTCACTAACTTGTCGAATACAGGTAGCATATATGATTATGAGAACCAAGCTAGTATAAAAGACTCCATTCCATCTTGGATTGTGGATCAGGATGAGACAGCAGGGTCTGGGGAGCTTACACGTCTCACACAGATTGTTGGCTCGTATTTCGACACCCTAAACATCCAGATTAAGGCTCTTCCTCACCTGACGGACAACTCTTATCTGTCTGCAAGTGCTAAACCTATCCCCTTTGCTCGTAATCTTCTTTCCTCTAGGGGCCTCGAAGTCCCAGAGATCTTTGTTGACGCCGATATCCTTGAGCGTTTCGCCAACAGAAGGTCAGACAGAGCCTATGAGCTTGATCTAAGCGAAGTCAAAAACCTCATCTACCAGAACATTTACAACAACCTTGCTTACATTTATAAGTCAAAGGGAACGGAAAAGGCGTTTAGAAACCTTATTCGCTGTTATGGCATCGGAGATGAAGTCGTTCAGTTCAATGCTTATGGCAACAGCGCAGAGTTCAAGTTTGAAGACACCGACTATTCAACAATCACCCGCAAAAACTTTGTTGATTTTAACCACCCAGATCGCTTTGGCGGCATTGTTTATCAGAGTTCCTCTCTCGCCAATTCGCAAACAACTGGTATCACGCATGTTACAGGAACAAATCGCTACCTTGCAAATACAGCCGAGGTCGAGGTCTTCTTCCCAAGAAAGTATGAGTTCAGCAACCCGCAATATTTCCATACTCCGTTCCTAAGTTCTTCAATTTTTGGACACCACAACTCACAGGGCGAGACAAACTTTGCTTGGCTCACTACTGCTGCTGACGATAAAAACTTCCAGCTATACTTTGTGAGGACTCACACCAATTCAAGAGACGGCTATTTTCAGCTTAAGAATAGGGCAGGGACACTAAATCTAACAAGCTCAGTTTACAGCAATGTCTATGACAACCAAAAATGGAATTTTGCTGTTCGCATTAAGCATGAAAAGTTCCCCTACTCTAATGGATTGTCGGGCTCGACTTCAAATGCCCACATTCTCGAATGGTACGGCGTTAATACAGAGTTCGGTGTTGTAAAAAACGAGTTTGAAGTCACAGCAAGTGGACTTGGAAACGGTTATCTTACCAACGATCGCCGCTACTACATCGGCGCAGACCGCACAAACTACTCTGGCTCCGTCGTCACAAACTCGGATGTCAAGGTTACGTCTATTCGTCACTGGGCTTCCTACCTCGAAAATGAAGTCATTGTCGAGCACGCGAAAGATCCAGCCAATGTCGGAACCAAGTTCCCAAGCAGAAACATTGCTTTCAACACTGACTCGACAACTGCCGGTGTTGACAACCAGACCATTCCAAACATCGAGTCCCTCGCCATGCACTGGGACTTTGCGCAGGTCACGGGAACAGACGCAGCCGGCGCTTTCACGGTTGAGGACGCTTCTTCAGGCTCAACATCACTATTCTCTCGTTACTCTAACGACGGCAACCTTTCGAGAATTATCAATAGCCAGTACGCAGGAGTTGCTTATTTCCCAGCAGCAGTTTCCTCTACGAGCGTTATCGATAAAGAGTTCCTGCCAACAAACCGCCAGCGTTTGCCCGAGGTCATAAGCTCCGCAGATGCCGTTAATGTTCTCTCCAGGGATGATGAACTTTTCCCAAGAGACGCCGCCGTGTCGCAAATGTTCTTTGCTTTTGAGAAGAGCATGTATGGCATTGTCTCCCAAGAAATGGTAAACTATTTTGGAACAATCGTAGAGTTCAACAACCTCATCGGCGATGTTGCCAACAAGTATCGTGGAGACTACAAGGGTCTTCGCCTTCTTCGCCAACTTTTCTTTGAGAAGATCCAAAACAACCCAGACCTCGACAAGTTCATCGAATACTACAAGTGGATCGACAACTCTCTTGGCATCTTCCTCCAGCAACTTGTTCCTGCTTCTGCTGATGTTTCCGACGAAATTAGAACAGTTGTGGAAGATCATATCCTTTCCCGTTCCAAATATGATCACAAGTACCCGCACCTTGACTACAAGGGGAACGAGCGTTTCGGTGGTGATGAAGCTAAGCTAGAGGCAAGAGTCAAGGGTATTGAAGAACTCACTTACAACTGGGAGTTTGGCCACGCACCACTCAATAATCTACAAAGCACAAGCGGTCGTTGGTGGAAAGAGCGAGCCAAGCGAGACAACGCAGTCTTCGGCACGGCAGCATCCATCGACACGGCCCGCCAAGACCTTAACGACATCATCCTAAGTTTCAACTCTGCTTCTGCCGAGGAATTCAACAAAAGCACGGGCATAGAGAACGTGTACAATGGCTCAACTTACGCCCTTAGGACTTTCGCACAAACAACAAGAACAACGGTCGATCTTGGAAAGAAGATTGGCGGAGGCTACAACTACCCACCAGGGCACAGGCCAGACGCACTATTCTCCATTACAAAGCGCGGAACAGGTAATGCAAATAAGTTAACACTTTCTAATGGTAGTTTTAAGGACATAGATGTTGCTGAAACGGGTGAGCCGATTGTCACCATCAAACGCCGCTATGAGCAGGTCGTTGGAACACATGATCAGGAACAGAACGGCTACTCAACAAACAAGAATAACATTCCTGCCGTTCTTCACAGTTCCTCTGCTAGCTCTGCTGGATACAAGTCTTTAACTTCAGGGGTGGAGTTTGCCGGTTTTCATAATGATTCCTACGGCCCAGACTATGATGTCCCTATGCAGGGGCCGTTTACAGACGCCCATGTCGGCGGCTATAGACATCGCCATGAAGATCTTACAGGAGATCCCACTCTAACTTCTTCCACAACTAGGGCCGAAGCTTGGTTCAGGAACGGCACGAATTACTCATCTGCTGACTACAACTTTACAAGACCCTCTGCCTCCCCGCAATACCGCAGGGGCGAAGGCGTCAAGCGCCCGGTAAACATCGAAAATATTCAGCATAGATCTGGTTCAAACACAATCCGTATGGGCAACTTCGACAAGCGTTATGAAGTTGTTATGACAAACTCTCGTAGAACAAACAACTCCCAGTTCGTTAAGAATGAGGGCTTCTCTACCGCTTCTGTCACAACAGATGTTAGTGGCTATGTTGAGAATCTTATTGATTATGCAAAGCCTGTCAGAGCACGCACAGAGCACGTTATCGTCAACCGTTTCTCCGCACCCGGTGGCCCGGAGACTGCTGGTGACGCACAGGGTGGTGCGGGACTTGACTACGCTTCTTCCGAGTTGAGCCCCTACAACAACCTAAACTACAGAAACTTAACAATCCGCCAGCCTCTTCGCACACTTTTGACAGAGCGCTCAGAACAGTTTGGGCTCCGCTCAGGCTCCGCTGTTTCTTCTCTAGATTATACAAGTGTTACCGCTAGTTTCCACAAAGTTAATAGGAACGGTGTTAAGAGGCTAGTTTCCAGTTCCGCTGGGCCGGTGACAGAGACTGTGTATGATAACTACTATGTCCAGCACATGATCCCGCAGTCCGACTTCCAATATGCTTGGATCACTGCGTCATACGATTCAACAGAAGGTATTATTTATGGATATCTTCCGTATGACGGACTTGCTTCATCATCAGCAGGTCTTGTCAGCGCAGTCAACTTTGTTAGCGGTAGCAATCTCACCATTAATGACAAATTTGTTGATTTTGTTAACATTAACACGCTAATTGTTGAGCCGGTAAGTTCATCAGATTTTACAACAGGATATCCTCTTTCCACTGACTTAGACCAATATGTTCCTGATGTTGCGCTTGGAGCCCAAAGGAGCAAAGTTTTAAATGGCCTCATTAGCCACAGAGCAGGAGTTTACGGCTACGGCACTTGGAAACAGATAAGAGTTGGAGAAGGTAGGCTCCCACGCTACTATCGCGAAAACAACATCTATACTCATACACCAAAGGTCGGTGAGCCAATAACAGTCACAACTCCAGGGGGAACAACAGCGATCCCAGTTAGGAATAGGGCATCCTTACAGCACCAGCAGAGCCCAGTTGATACTACTTTTAAACCATTGATGTACCGCTTTGAAGTTCGTACTAAGGAGCCTGAAGAGAATTCAACTGTTATTGTTAAGTCAAGTTACGAAAATGAGCTAACATACTTTACGAATCCAATATTTAACAAAGAGATTGGCGCCCGCGCTCGCTCTAAAGATACTTCCTACAGAAGTCTTTACCGGATGTACTCAACGAACGCCAATAGAGCACCAAGTGCGGTAAAGGATGAGTCTAGCCCAATTGTCGATCTCCTTTCCTTGAGATATTCAGAAGTTGTCTATCCTTCAAGAAAGAACCTTTACAGAGATGTTGTCAGAGGAAGAACAAACTTTGAAAACAATTTCTGGAGGGATTCCCGTGCAGATCGTGCAACCAAGGGCGAGACAAAGAAACCAACCAATGTTGGCGGAATCACAGTAAGCCAAAGCGCTTGGTCGCTAGACGCACAAGAAGATTTTGTTGGATTTGCTCCTTCTACCTTCCCTGTCCGAGGAGGTTTGCCAGCAAACAACACAAGTGGTGTCAAGCCGGGGCAGCTACAGAACATGTATATGCATTTTCACGCGGGCACTTCCTCGAACGTCGTACCTGGCCTTCTTTACTCTAGAAAGCAAGTGTACCCCCTTTCAGGCGCCGTCGTAGCACCTTGGGGGATGGAGATACCAGAACTAGATTCTGCTACTTCTGACAAGCACGTTTTACCTAACGAGTCCTATTTCAGAGGCGAGGCACTATGGGAGGCGGCCTCCCAGGCTGGTAGGTATGAAGGTTCGTCTAGCCAGTTTGCCACAACTGCGGTAGAACCATTTGACGATACATATGGTGTGTATTTCTCGGAAATAAAAGGTAAGGGCAAAGCTTACTCAATTATACCAGAGTTTAGAATATCACAACACATAAACTTCTACGATGATAACAACAGTAACTTTTTAGTAGATATTGACGGAGCTTTTGAAATACCGGGAGTCCCATCGGGCACAACAGTGCCTCAAAACAACTCTGAATCAGGCTTCTTTAAGACATTTGCAAACTCTGATTTCTTAAAGTATTTTGAAATACTGAAAAGAGATCATTCCTCAATCAGCTCTACAGAGCCGATTCAACCTCACAGTATCACACTGAAATGTAAAGCAATAAAGAAGTTTATACCATATGATGGATTTTACCCGGCAGAGAGGACCACTCAGATGGTTGAGCAGTTTATCAACGATTATAGTGGTTCTGTTAACAAGATTCGCGGCGCAGAACTAGGCGAAGGTGCCTCCTTGAGGACTTTTTTGAAGCCCCTCTTCGCTCCTGGTATCCTTTACAATACGATTAAATCTGGTATTGCAGTCGATTATCCGATTATGCAGGGAACTATGACAAAATTCCCAAGGGTCGGCCCAAAACGTGAAGCAACTTATGACGCAACTAGCTTCACCGCCCTCGGCGATGAGTTTGTAACATCAGCCTCGTTTGCTATTTTTAGTAGCAGACGTTCAGAAAGCAGAATTGCTACCGGAAGGACGGTAGATCACTCAAGAGGGTGGGATGACAGGATACCGTTTGAAGCCATTTTGGAGCCAGAAAACTTTATAGCAAACAAGAGAATTGCTGATGACGAACCAAGTGATTGGGCAAGAGTAAGAAGCATTGTTTCATTCGACGGAACTGGCGGGACGAAATACAAGAGAATGATGAACAACTTCCTTGCCGAGAGCGTAGACCTGTTCTTGTCTAGGGGTCGTCTATCTACTATCAGATCTTTGCCAGAAAGAGATTTCAAACAAGTTACTCCTGGTGTTCCTTACGGAATGCGTGTAAAGATGTGGAGGTCCATGGAAAAGGCGCGTATTCAAAGTGGTTCGTATGGCAACTTTGAGTTACCGCAAAACAGTAGAGTCATATTGACCAGTGGTAGCATCAATCCGTACACTGGCGCAACATTCACAGGATCATATGAAGAGGTCACTAACCGTGAAAGCTTCACTATGTATAGTCGACCATCTGCTTTTGGCGTACCACTCGGCCTTTATGCCTCAGGCTCCCCAGATCTAACTAATAGGTGGCCTGGCGCAGACACAATGCCTGGCACAATACATGATTTCACCCCTGCAAATGGCATTTATGGATCGCACACACCACCATATTACGATGGAGAGTGCTGGTTTGATATCATCTTCTTCCCAAGAGGGTTAGAAACACAGCCACAAGCAGCGACAGGGACACCACACTTGTTCCAGTTCAAGGCTGATGAGACTGGAGAGCAGTATCGACCAACATTGGATGAAATATTTGCATCTCCTCATGCAGCGATATTCAGAACAAGTGGCTCTTCCAACAATAATGTTCCGCTTGCTGGTTCTTTCACAAGAAAGTGGCGCTACGATCAAGAAGGCTTGAAGGATATTGCGGGCTCTTCTTACCACGTAAAAAGCTACACCGGAACTGGCGCAACGAATTTTGTGGGGGTCGGACCAGCCTCTGGGCCGTTTGTGAATGAATGGGCAATGCAACTTGATTCTTCATTGAACATTTTCCGCAAGAATTTAAATGGCAACAGATGGACTATTCAGACTAAATTTGAGACACCAATGTTAAACTTTAATCATGTCTCGGTTGCTGACGGCACACTTACCGTTTCAGATACTGATGCGGCTAACTGTGCCATTCCTAGAGGTATGTGGCATCAGTTTGGCAGGCTTCCGCGTGACGGCGAGGGCGTGTACATTCAGGTTACTGATATTCCAAAAGAGTGGATAGAGAACCACCCGAGCGCGTCTTTGGTTCCAGATCCGGGCGGGCACATATCTTCTCTCAACAAGAGCCCGTATGTGAGCAATTACGAGGAGGCCAAAACTTATTACAACAAATACTCCGTTCCAGTAGGGTCTAGTTCCGCAGACTACGAAGTTCCGGAGATGCAATCGTTAATTGATATTTGTGGATTTTCAACGGATCCTGTTCGGGTGGGAGAGGTAAGAGAGAAGAAAAGAATCTTTGAAGCAATCGTCGCGGTACCATACAAGGTTGCACAAGGAGAAAACAGGTTCTTCTCACTCGGCCCGGTGGACCTACCAGGATACGAAGGAAGCACTATTAAGAAGTTGAAAAGGGCGATGAGTAAGTATATTTTTCCTCCAAAGTTTGACTTTATTAATAACAGCGATGTTGACCCCATAGCGATGTATGTTTTTGAGTTTAGCGCTTTACTGGACCAGGACGACTTGTCTCACATTTGGCAGAACTTACCACCAAAGATTGGTGTAACCGCAGAGTCTTCTATCTCAACCATCAGTCATGAGCTTCTATCAAATGAACTTCTCGGCGACATATCTTACGACTCTAATGATCGAATCTTTGACGGCGCAGAGGGTGGGCCGGTCTACACAGGCGAGAGACTTGGCAAAGAGCTTCGTTGGATGGTATTTAAGGTTAAGCAGCGCGCTGAGAATGATTATAACTTGAAAGTTGGGAAGACCGACATTAGGACAATGCCGTTCTACAGTTACAACTGGCCATACGACTTTTGTTCTATAGTTGAGTTGGCACAACTAGAGGCAAGCGTGGACTTTAAGCACATACCTGACAATAGAACAACTAAGTTTGAAGACATTCGCAGGACTCCAGCGGTGTCCGGGGAGACGCAAGAGACCGACTTGAGCGCTCGCGAAACAGCTCGCGCTTCGGACTCAACAGGGACGACTTCAGATTCCGGCCCATCTTTCAATAGAGGTGAATAAGCATGAAGTTTTTTGATCAAAAAGAGGAAGTATTAGATATACAGCTTACGAAGTACGGCAAATACAAGCTCTCCCAAGGAAGCTTTAAGCCCCAATACTATGCCTTTTTTGATGAAAACGTAGTGTATGATGCAGAATACATTGGGACAACAGAGAACAAGAACAGCGCGGAAGTGAGAATTCAAGACGAGACGCCATCCTTGCGAGCCCAAGGAAACTACACTGGTAGAGATGAATTTTTGTTTGACGGAGTGAACGATGTTTTAGAGGCTTCCCAGATAAGCCTGTACGAAAGGATGAATACCTTAAAGTACCCGCTGGGCACTTCTACCCTTGACTCCACGAAAACGCCAGCTTTCAAGATGAGATTCTTGGAGGGAGAAATAGATACAGTTAGTTCTACTCAGCAAGGAAATGTTAGGACAACAAACACAGGTTCATCGGCTTCTGATCAGTATTCTCAACAGGTTCTAAAAATACCTCAAATAGATATGACAGTCGAATACCAGATAACTGCTGTAGAGTCAGGTGAATCAGTTAGGTTCGAAGATGACCCAGCGCTAACAAACGGCAGAACATATACGGATGGTACAGAGATCAAAATCGGGCCAGAACAGGTTATTGTTATAGTTGAAGAAGAGAACGCGCCGTTTGATTACGAAAACTTTGACATGGAAGTTTTTGAAATAACAGATGAAGTTGGTGTCTTTGGGGAGCAAATTCTAAAGCCGCTTAAATTTGTGAAACCAATAACGATGGTCGAAAACAATATTTTACTAGACCCAGAAGAGGCGGCCATGCGTTCCGGACGAGTAGGCGGCGAGACTCCACCGCTAGATCCAACATTTGTGGAGTATTTTTTCAGTATAAATGTAGACTCTGAGATTTCGGAGAATCAAATTTGTAAGAGCCTATCTTCAATTAAGTCAAAAGACTTGTTCAATGATATTGAAATTACTTGTCCTGACTTGCTGGATCCAGTCGAAAGAAGTATTTACAATAGCGATGGGATTGAAGAAGCTTGCCCAGATTACTAAACAGCACTATTTACTGTATACGAGAAAAAGCATGACCTCAAAAGTAAACTATTCAAGCATATTTGATACTGCACTACCAAACGTGTACATAAAAAAGGTGACTCTGGATGTGGCAAGCCTGTCGGAGACCCAGGGTTCTGTTTATTTTGATGATAGTGTTGACTACGAATACGAGACTAATGCTTATGGTAGGCAAGTTCCTCGCTTAAGACCTATAGACTTTACAGAGGCAGCGGCTACTGGTCGCCGTCTTGTTGCGAAAGTAGAGTTAGTTGTAAAAGATTATAGAAAAAAGAACAGAAGAAAAGCAAAAGGGAGCAGAAGCAGGAAGAGTTATACCGACGCAACGTGGGTTAACGATGAAGAGTTTCTAAACTTTGCAAAGCTAAGAGTCATTGTGTCAAATAAAGATACGACGACAGAGACTCTTAGAGACAGGGGAGTCACGGAAGAGAATCTTAAGCAACTAAAGCTCATAAACTCTATACAAGAAAGGGTTCTAAGTCTTCGCAAGAAGAACTCCATGTCTTTGAATGACTTCAAGGAACAAACTACCCCTGGTGGTAAGATATACAGCGTTCACTATGAAGTCCCTTTCTATTTGAGGAGCCTGGAGCCGCAGCATTTAGCTGTTTTTGCTCACACCTACATAGATCTGAATGAGTACGCCCTTTACCAAGGGGCTTTTGTCGAGTCAGGTAGGCGGTTTTTGCAAGGAAATGTTTTTGGCAACCTTGTCATAGACAATGGACAAGTGCCGGCGAATACGTTTTACTATAGACTCCCAGACGGCTCTACCTGGGCTGGCCCTGTCCACCAGCACACGACCGAGCAGGGAGAAGATATTGTCATGGCTGGGGCTTTTCATACAGCGAGATCTCACCCTGTTTTGTCTACAGTCAGTGCCCCAAACATGGTTGTCAATGATGAGAGAGTCTTTGAGCTTGCAACAATGGCCAAGCCTCTCTTGGAGCCTTCTAGGAAAGCAAGATCAAAGAGGGCAGAAAGAAAGTCACAGCATAAGTTAAGCATTGCGACAAAAGCGGCGTATGTCACAGAACCTTCTTATTCTTACGACGAAGAAAACTCTGTTTACATGTCCTTTGTTGTCAACTACAAAAAGATGCTAGAAGACTTTACGCAGTTTGGAAAGGTCGTAGATAAGCTAGAACCTGATGCACTTAGTAGGCTGTACGAGTTGTCTCCTGTTTCTTTAGTGCAGGTTTATCGAAATAGGGTTGTCCCAGGTCTTCAGAAGGATGAAAGTAAACTAGTAGACTATGGTGACAGAACTGAACTGGTAGCAGAAACTTATGATTCCAATCTTGGAGATCTAATAGAGAATCAACTTGTTAGACCAAAGGTTGAATACAACGTAGAGACAGAGCCTGCTGTAGTCGGTTCTATAAGAGAGGTGGACGCAAACCAGAAGCGTCTCACGGGCATAAGGGTGTTTGCTGTTTCGGATATAGAAATGAGCAACAAGACGGATGGCTTTTTTAGTCACTCTGTACGCATGGAAGTTGTAGACGGGACTATCAAGTTTGCCCAAGAACAATACAGAAAGCTGCTACAAGCTAAGAATTCTTTGATTGAGTATTACGGACAAGCTGGGAATGTAAAATACTACGATCAAGACTCTGGCGATTTTACTGAAGAGTTTCAGGCACTTATAGAGGCTGAATATGGGATACCGAGTTTTGAAACTGCTCTTGGGGGAAACAGAAGACAGCGGGCTCAGACCTTAAGACAGAGTATCGGCGAATTGCCTTGGAACGTTGCTGTTGCAACTTATATCGATACTTTGACAACTTTAACAGATTTCGACAACACAAAGGCTTCAACTTTGTCTAAGAATATGTATTCCATGATCTCCCCAATCAGGGGCAACATAAGAGGTGTTGAGCAAGTCATTAGTTTGTTGGAGAACCTAGAAAGCAAGCTTTCAGTTTCGTTATCGAACGACGGCCAGGTTCTCGTTGATGAAGTCGACTACAGGGACAGGACAAGAGCATACAAAGGCAAGTTGCCAAAAGACAAATTTACTTTTGAAAAGCTTTTCAAAACAAAGCATAATAGCAACGTGCAAAAAAGAGTTGGCTATGACTTTATGAACACCATAGGCGCGGAAAGAACCACAACTGGTCATAGAGTTTTCACAATTGCACAGATAGAAGAGAGATTCAACGAGGAAAACGAAAAATACTTTAGTAATGTTGCCGTCGGTACTTCCACTACGCCAGCACCAGGGACAGTTCAGGAACTGGATCTTTTAGATACTTATTACTCATACTTGACACCATATCGAGCAAAACTATCCAAGGGCACGATCCTAGACATAAAGCGAAGAGGAGTCGCTTCTGATGATCTTGCACGCTATAACGATTTAGCTTTTAAGAGGATCGCCCAGGGAGACACGGAAGATGGAACGAATATTGATCCCACTCCATCTGCGCCGCCATATGAGCCCTCGTATTCTTTCCCTGGTTCGCCCTCAGAAAGACCTGGCTTTACCTTTAGTTTGCCAAACTTGTCGTTTGAAACGGTAAGCTCAAATTCGGCTATTGAAGATTCGGTCTTGGACCTTAGCATGGTTAACGAATTTAAAAACAATTTTGATGCACCAGAAAACAAATACTTAAGTAGTAATTCGGGCTTTACTGCCGAGCCCGACGTTGACAAAGAGGAGAACCCTTTTGAATCCTCTACCTCTGCTCAGGGCGTAGCAGCAGATGTAGTTTCGAGCATAGCTTCAGGCATTGTTGCAACGACCGGGGGGCTTTACGGCGAAGCGAGAAGAATTCCTATACTTTCGCTGGTTATGCTTTCGGAAAGCGAGAGAGTGCGCAGGTTGCCAAACCAAATTAAGTCTCTTTACTATGCAGAAGAGCCTGGTGTTGCAATAAATTGGGCTGAGATTGCGCGAGAGACTGGGGCTGATATAATGAACTCCCCGGAGTATGCAAGCTACTTTTATCTTAACTACGGTCACATAAATCGGGTTGACGTTTTAGTGGGCTTTGAACAAAACTCTGAAGGCGATTATCAGATTAACTCTCCAATTTTTGCACCTCTTACGAGCAGGGCTCTCAGGAGGGCAGCATCTAGTGGCAGAGAATTGTTTTGTAGAATGACTTCCTACAATAATCCTGACTTAAAGATCTCTAAGAATAAAAAACTAAAAATGAGAGAATTTGATGCTTACTTCCATATTGTGTCGGAGAATGCTCCGACAACAGTTGTCGAACAACAGCAAGAAGCAACAGCCCAAGAAGCATCTGAAGCGCAAAGTGAGGTAATAGAGGCGAGTTCACAACAAGTCTCTCTTGCTGTAAGATTGACGGAGAACGTAGGGCTGCTATCTTATGGAAAGAACTCCTTGAACACAGAAACAGCTAGGCTTATTATTTCTGAGTTTGAGCTGCCAGAGTACGCAACAAACATGATCGTTCAGCAGCCAAACATTGTTAGCAGAGTAGGCACAAACTTTGGTGGAGATTCAGAAGTGACACCCAGGTTAGCGACAAACATAACCGCAGTCCAAGCGCAAGCAGCGAGTGGCATAGCGCCTAGAACAGAGCAGGCGTCTCAGGAGCAAAGCATAGCGTCCCAAAGAGAAGATAATAGAAATGTTGCAACGTCAAGAACGTTTAGGCCGTCTTTGAGTAGTAGAGTTGGCGGTGGAGGCAGCGGGTACTAATGGCTACCAAGAAAATAAAAATACTAAACCCATCAAGACTGGCTGAAAATACAGATTTTGCCAGAGCAGAACTTGGTGGTAGATGGTCCCTGACAGAAGGTGGCTATAAATACGAAAGAAATCTGAACCCTTCAAACCTTGTTTTCAGAGAAAGTCGCGCAGAGCTTCCTGTTACGGATGATGACATTGATTCTGGTGTTATTAATAGAATGACAGAAACCTATAGAATAGACGAAAGAATACAAGAAGATCAAGACTGGCTCAGCTACGTGGAAAGCCTTTTTCTAAATAAGTCTCATTCTGATTACTCTGCACAAATCAATACATACCCGACAAACGAAGAAGCTCTAAATGCAGATCTGGACATCACAGACGACCTACAGGGTGTTGAATTTGAGTACAACTTTTTAGATAGAAATTATGAAAGAGAATTGCAGCAGATATCACGGCACAATTCACTGACCTCAATATATGAAATTTTAGACGAAACAACAAAACCAGGCAGAGACTTGGTTGGGGACGCAGTAGTTGACTTCGACATCTTGAGAGGAACTTCAGCCGCAATTATTAGGAACAACGCAAGGAATGTTCGCTTCAGACCAAGAGACTTGCTTGTAGCGCCCGAAAATAATGACCTTGTAATAGAGACAAATGGAAATAAATATCTATTTCCCATGTACGCTCAGGTAAACATATCTACGTCCGAGAACAATGAGATAACAACAGCGCTTGCGGACACAGGACTCGCCGGTCTTCTACTGAGAGACATAAGAGAATCTGCGACAAATGGTATCATAACTTTGATGACTGAGCCCTACAAATACTCAAACGTTGTCACGAACGCAGAAGGAGAGCCTATTACAACTAGCTTTGACGTTGTGGCGAACAGCTTAATGGCGCTTACATGGTGGAGTAGAGATGTTCCTGCGTGGGCTTTCCCGCCACCACTTGAGATTGGCGACGCAGTTTTCGTCGGTCCAGACACTCAATCTTCCATCAGGGCTACGGAATCAGAGATCATGTTTCCAGCAGGCGTGTCTACATTCAAAGACAAGATGCTGGCACTCGGAGCGCAGCACTCTCGAAACTACAACGATATACTAAAGGGGCGATACTCTTACTCTGAAGACATAATGTACAAGATAGAAAAGTACAATGTTGCTTCGGACTCTATCACAGCAAATTCTCCTGTACAAACTTTTTACATGTTTAACTTTAGCGAAGTTAGAGACTTTATGTCACAAGAGAGAAAGCTTCGCTTTATAGACACGCAAGTTAAATATGGGCAGCAATACACATATTCAGTTACGGCTTTTGTGGGAATTGTCGGTGCAGATTACGAGTATTCCAACATACAACCGTTCCAGAACGCAAGACCAAGAAGCGCCACGTTTACTGTGACTACGACAACTAAGCTCAAGATACTTGAAGTTCCTATATTCTTGGCCTCTGGTAGGATTCTGGACAATCCCCCGCTGTCGCCGCAAATTAAGTTTGCGCCTATACTTGGACAGACTAACAGCCTGAAGATGCTGTTTGGGGCGAACACAGGAGCAGAAGAAGCAGAGCCCATTGCATTGTCCGAAGAAGAGCAATCTCTTTTTGATCAAATCGCAGTCAATCAAGGTAGAAATGACGGTACGATCATGTTCAAGGAAGATGACAACCCAGTATCCTATCAAGTTTATAGAGTAGAAGCTCCTCCAAATAGCTATGATGACTTTATCAACAACCTATATGCCATTGCTAGCACTATAGAGAGGAAAAACAACATAACTCTAGAGGCTTCAACCTCAACTGTGACCGCGATACAGAAGCCAAATGTAAAGTATTACTACATGTTTAGAACAGTTGACTTTCATGGGAACGTGTCCAATCCAAGCGAAGTGTATGAGATAGAACTCTACGACGATGGAGGAGCAGGGTATCCGATTATCCGGCCTTACGAATTTGGCGAAGTCAGCACCAAAGTAGATTCTAAATCAGCTAGAAAAATAATACAAATTGTACCAAGATTCACTCAAGCTTTCCTGAATGAGGAAGCCTCTGGTCTCGTTGTAGACGGCGAAGTGCAGACTGCACTTGGCAAAAAAGATATTGTTCTTGGACTTGAGGACGAACCATTGTTCGCACGAGACCTACCAGGGACAACTAAAAAAGGTAAGAAGTTCAAAATACGACTTACTTCAAAATCAACTGGCAAAATGGTTGATCTAAACGTAACGTTCCAAACAAAACGGATTCGCAGTCGTTTTGAATGAGACAAAACATTTTCATTACACTATTTATTATTGAAACAGGAGAACAATAAATGGGTTTTCTCGACAATTCTGGCGACATTATTCTTGACGCCGTATTAACAGACACAGGCCGAATGAGACTTGCTCGCGGCGATGGCAGCTTCAAGATTGTAAAGTTCGCGCTTGGAGATGACGAAATCAACTACGAACTTTTTAACAAGGACGATTCTAGAGGGTCGGCCTATTACGATCTGGAAGTTCTTCAGACGCCTATCCTAGAGGCTTTCACGGATAACGCGGCCTCGATGAAGTCGAAGCTTATCTCTCTTCCGAGGAATAATATCCTTTATCTGCCAGTTGTAAAGGTTAACACTACTTTCGACTCAAGTACAGCTAAGCATTCTTCTGGAGATTTTCTCATTGCTGTCGACACAGCGACTGAGGACGAGCTTGAGGTTGACAGCGCTGGAGTTTCCATTGACGGAGTTTTGGCCGGCGAAGACCCCACTCGTTTTGGAAACCGCATTCGCCTGGACCAGGGTCTGGATACCACTGAGATTTCTCCTGCAAGAGCATTGGACCCACTTTTGGTCGAAACACAGTACCTTATCGAGATGGACAACAGACTTGGCAATATTGTTTCTCGCGATGAGGGCGCCCGCGCCTCTGTCTCTTTTGTTGACGACGACAATATTGCAAGCTACTATCTCTCCAGGGGAACCGACTCAGATTACGTAATGCCAATTACAAACACAAATGCTGAAGCTGGAGACGGCGCTATTAAGGGCCCAAGGGGGACAAAACTCGTATTTAAGGTGCAGTCTTCACTTGAGTTAAACACAAGTGATTACCTCTTTGACACTATCGGCACAACAGACGCTACGATCGCAAGTAAGTCCGGTGTTGCAGGGACAGTGAGTTTCAGAGCTATCAGATCTACTATTCGTGTGACCGGCGTGAATACTGGATATCGTATTGACATTCCGGTTAAATTCATCAAGAAAGTGGTATAAAGGATAAGGACTAACAATGGCTACAACATTTAAGAATTTCTTAAGCAACGACCTGGCAAACACAAGAACGCTTCTACACGAGGCTATTCCGATCACTGGTTCTATCGTTTCAGGAACTTACGTAGACGACGGAAACATCAAAACCTACGGTCACGGCATGTTTAAGAGTGTCTACGACTACCCTTACCTATCCTCTTCTGCTAACCATATTTTTGATGTTACTGCCGGATATTCTAATAGTTCTGTGCTCTCAAGCTCTGCGAACACGCAGCATGCGAAGAAGATCAACATCTACAACCAAATGGCTCAATATCTTGTTGGCTATGATGAGACAGGTAGTGTCAAGCGGTTTAAAATGCCAACAGATGACACATTTATGGATGACTGCATATTTGTTCCATTCACTCGTTTGCTTTCAAAAGACGAAATCAAAAAGGGCTCTGTATCACTCGAACTAGGTCTCTCTGCTTCCTACGCTGAAGACAAGACGACTTTTGGTATTCGTGGCAAACTCATTGACTACTCGGGCTCGAATGGCTACTATGTTGATTCGCCCGCCGGTGAGTACGGCGTTCTTTACGCTACTTCCTCAAACATAGATAATATCCCATCCGGAACTCCGGTCTTCTCTGGCGAAACCCTTGGAAGCACATCTACTATGCCTGCTGTTGGTCTTATTTACTACCAAGCAGGGGTTGCTGTTATTACCGGCTCCATTTTCAATGATACCACCAAGGGTGGAGTTCTTAGTAGTAGTGTTGGCACCGTGTCGCTTGTCGCCAGCGCCAGGACGGGTTTTGACTCCCTATCAGGGTCGACCCTTGATGACTTCTCTGCTGGTTTTTTGACTCGTGTTTACAACATCTCATTTAACAACACCACTGAGTTGAACTCCACCATTTACTTCTGTCGCGCAAGCCACAGTGATTTCAACTATAGTTCTAACCCAACTTATCTCTCTGGAAGCCAGATTCGTGTTAAGACTCGCGCCGCTGACGCTCCAGTGTCCTACATTACGACAGTTGGTCTTTATTCCGCAGATAACGAACTTCTTGCTGTCGCCAAACTCTCCGAGCCGCTTCGCAAGGATCCAACAAATGAGATTACACTTCGCGTAAGGCTTGATTACTAAGGAGGTGCTACGATGCCTCTCTATAAGTTTGGGGCGGGTGAGGTTCTTTACAACCAAATAAAGGCACATCCGAGTAGCTCTTTCTTTATTTACAACGGCAAGATTTATTACAATGATAGGGCAACAGAGCCAGGTTCAAACGTAAGCAACGTCGGCGGTGTCCCAACTGGGCATGTTAGTCTGTATGAATTGAATATCGACCGAGCGGCTTCGTCTACTGGACGGGTTATTGGAGCCTCTTCTTCTGTAGGTACACAGAATGTATCTGATACTGGACTTATCTATCCTTTTGTTTATAAAGGGCATGACAGAGTTGCATTCAAGACAATAAAGCGTAGGAACTTTGTAAATGACTATGTAAACGGAGATGTCATAACTGGTAGTTACCAGATGTCAGCTTCTATCTTTCGTTCATTCTATGGCTCTTCTGATGGGTTCTTTGGCTCAAATCACACTGGGGCGGCGCTAAAGAATTCTCTTGATTACGCTGCTCGTCTTGGCCAGCATTATATCTTTGCTTCTGGTGCCACAGATATAGTAAACCTTATTGACATCCCCTCAGTTTTCTACGGATCGGAAATCAAAAAAGGATCAGTTGTTCTCGATCTCTATGTAACTGGAACTCTCACGGCGAGATTGAGGGACAAGCATTACAACGGCGCGCTTGTCCAAGAGTCAGGTACATACGCCTCGGGTGATGATGGCAAGATTGCAGGTGTTGTCCTCTATAACGAGGGGCTCATACTTCTGACCGGCTCATGGTCTCTTCATGGTACTGTACAACTTGAAGACACAAACTTTGATGGATCAACCGACACTACGTCTTCCATCGGTTGGCGCCACTTTGCTATTGGCGCTAACTCTGCGTATAACAGCACGACTTCTAATGCATCCGGCTCCTATTCGCTCAAATTTGCAGGAACTCATAAGATTCCGACGCTTACGATGTTTGCAAACGCTAATCGAGGTGAGCTAAACTTTACAAATAACCCAACCTACATAGAGTATGGACAAACGGAGTATGATCCGTCTTTTGGTTCTAACCTGTACAAAGAGCATGCGCTAAACATCAAAAACATCCACTCCTCCTCTTACGCAGATCCAACCGGCTCGCTGAAGAAGACAACCTACATCACCAAGATCGGCATCTATGACGAAGACAAGAAACTCATTGGCATCGCCTCTGTTGCAAAGCCAGTGAAGAAACTTGAAGATCGAGACTTGACATTCAAGTTAAAGCTTGATATGTAATAGTATGCTTTTAGGTTTAGATATTTCAACAAGTATTACGGGCTACACTTTATTAGATGAAGACAGAGTGATCCTCAATGGTGCTTGGGATACAAGAAAGTTCAAAGACTTCTTTGACAAAGCAAGATTCGTACAAGAGGGTTTAGATGAGATTTTTAAGAAATATGGAAGCGAGATTGGATCAGTATATATTGAACAGTCGCTACAATCGTTCCGTTCAGGTTTCTCTTCTGCAAAAACAATTTCAACTCTTGCTCGTTTTAACGGCATCGTGTCTTGGCTTGTTTTTGATCAACTACAGATTAAGCCAGAATACATCGCGGCTACGTCTGCCAGGAAACTTTGTGGGATCAAAATACCCAGGGGCGAAAAGGCTAAACCAGTCGTCCTAAAATTTCTCCTTGACTCCGAGCCCCAGTTCACTATAGAATATACTAGGCACGGCAACCCGAAGCCAGAGTCCTACGACCGAGCAGACTCACTTGTTGTTGCCAAAGCGGGGGTTATATGCGAGAGGAAAAAGAAAAGATCATAAAGTCGGTTCTTGGTCGGAACTATTCATCCGGTAAAGAACTGCTTTTTCATTGCCCTTTCTGCAACCACCACAAGAAGAAGTTGTCCGTCAATGTCGACAAAGGCGTCTTCAAGTGTTGGATTTGCGATAAGTCGGGCTCTAGTCTTGGCTACCTTGTTAACAAGTTCGGATCAAGCAAAGATCGTGAGCATTGGAAGAAGTTTGAAACGACTGTTGATGTGTCTTCTTATGAAGACCTCTTCTCGCCCCCTGACGAGCCCGTGGAGCAACGCATCGACTTGCCCAAGGAGTTCGTCTCCTTAACAGGCAAGACGACTCACAAGGGCCATTTCGCCGCTCTACGCTACCTTAGAGAGCGAGGCATCACTCGTGACGACATTATGCGGTGGAAGATCGGTTATTGCGCCGAAGGCGAGTTTGCCGGAAGGGTCATCATTCCGTCTTTCAATAAGGACGGGTGGGTTGACTACTATGTTGCTCGCTCTTGGGGCTATGAGTGGCCACGCTACAAGAACCCCCCAGTTAGCCGAGACATTATTTTCAACGAACTTTACCTAAACTGGGACGAGGAAATAGTTATTGTAGAAGGCGTTTTTGACGCGATAAAGGCTGGCAATGCTATTCCTCTACTTGGATCCACACTTCGTGAGGGCTCTGTTATTTTTGAGGCCCTTGTTAAAAATAACGCAAGGGTTCTACTGGCTCTTGACGCTGACGCCCAAAGGAAGAGCCGATCGATCGCTCGCATCCTTTCTTATTACGGAATAGAAACCTATGCTATTGATACGACTGGCTTTGAAGATGTTGGAGCGATGCCTAAAGACGAGTTCAAGGTTCGCAAGGAAAATGCATCTTTTAATGGAAAAGATAACTATTTATTGGAGAAACTGCTTTCGATCTAATGGAAGCGCCGAGGAGAAAGACTTATGAAGTTCACGAAGACACAGATCCGCAGGATCATTAAGGAAGAGCTTGACGCCACCATGGAAGAAGGAATGTTCGGAGAGATGGGTGCTAAAATCTCAGCCGGAATCAAAGAAATCCTTATGTTCCCTACTAACCTAATAGCTGCTGGCATCTTGGTTTACCTTGACACTGTGGCACCGCGCCGCGATATTGACATAAGAGAACTAGCAAATGATAACGCAGCGATGGACGCATTCCTCAAGAATCTCACTTCAGGTAAT